AACTTAAATGAAGAGGTTGATGCACTAATAGCGGCAAGAGGTCTTGAGATTGATATGCTTGAAAGTATTTCTAGAGTTCTATTTGGAACGGATGTATCAAAGGTTTCAACAGCAGAGTTGAAGAGAGATGTGTTGGTTTTTGCTAGAAAAGAACCTAGAGAGTTTCTTAACGTACTCAACGACCCTATGCTAAAACTTCAGGCTAAGATACATTTATTCTTTGATGAGGGTTTACTTACATTTAGGAAAAATAAAAAAGAGGTTTGGTTTAGTACTAAGTCCAACAAGAAGAGAATGCTTGTCGTACCTTACGGAGAAGACCCGTACTTTATGGTGGCATCATTCTTTACAAGCGATGAAGGTATTGAGTCATTGAAAATGCTTGAGAGTATACTAGAGGGATAATCTTAAGTATAAGTTTACAAGGAAGGGTGTCTGAAAACAGACACCTTTTTTTTGTATCTTTGTCTTTTATTAATACTTAAACTTTTTTTATTATGAGTAAATTTTTATCATTCGAAACTACAAATAACGGCACGGTATTATTCCCTATTGGGGACGGGTGCGTTATGAATATTAGTAGCCCTGAGGCTTTAGCTATAACCAATGGTTTAATTGTTATTATGTTTGCGGGCACAAATATGTCTCAATCTCTTATTGACAGCATTAATAGTGCACAGGTAGAAGCATTTCAAACTTCTTGGACACAGGCGGTATCTGTTGTTAGCATACCTTTCGGTACTACTATTGACTCTATTGTTTTTGAAGAAGGTGGTGGAGAAGTAGGTCCTGAAGGTCCTCCTGCCCCATAAATAATAATTAATATCAATGAGACCTCTTCAAATGAAGGGGTCTTTTTTTTTTACTTATCTTTGTGAAAAGATTCACGATGATAAATACAGTTAGAAATACAGTTCTGTCTGTCCTTAATAAAAATAATTACGGATACCTTTCACCATCTGACTTTAACCTGTTTGCAAAGCAGGCACAGTTAGACTTGTTTGAAAGTTATTTCTATGCATACAACTATCAGATAAACAAAGAGAATGCTAGAACGTCAGGTACAGGTTATGCAGACATTACAAAGGGAATAGAGGAGGAGTTAAATCTTTTTTCAGAGACAAAGGGTTTAATCAATCAGGTGGGAGGCAAGTACTTTGCACCATCACCTACGACAACAGGTAGCGACTACTACCTTATAAATAAGGTATTGGTATATAAAGAAGTTTTAACCGAGGGTACTACTACATCTAATGTAGTTGGAGGGAATCAGGTTATTGACACATCAGCTACGTTTACATCAACCGTTAGTGTTGGTGATATTGTGGCGGTAGAGAATGGTGGCGTTCAATACCTTACTGTCACGGTTGTAAACTCAGACACTGAGCTTACGGTTACGGGAACTTCCTTTAATGCAGCACCACAGGACTATGCAATATATAAGAAGGGGACACAGTTGAATGAGGCTGAGAAGGTAACTCATAGTAAGATTACTATGCTTAACAACTCTACATTAATAAGCCCAAGCGTTTTGTTTCCTGCATACACAACAGAGAGTGTATCATTGGATGTATACCCTGACACGTTAGATTCCATTGGTCGGGTAGTGTCTCAGTATATACGATACCCTAAAGACCCTAATTGGACATTTATATCATTAACTAATGGTGAGCCTTCGTTTGATGCGTCTAACGCTGACTACCAAGATTTTGAGTTAGCATTAGATTCAGAGGCTGACTTGGTAATGAAAATACTTCAGTACGCAGGGGTGTCTATTAGGGAGACAGAGATTTATAATTTTGCACAAACGGAAGAAACTCAAAATAATCAAGAAGAAGCATAATGGCATATATATCAGAATATCAGTACTACGAAAATAATGGTCTATCACCTGAGGATGCAAATTGGGGTTCGTATCAATACGTATCCCTGTACGACATAGTTAATAACTTCATGTTGATGTACACAGGCAACCATAGTTTAGTGAACAACGAGGAGAGGTTTAAGGTTTTGTTTCACGCCAAGCGTGCGATACAGGAATTAAACTACGATGCGTTCAAGGAAATAAAAGTCTTAGAACTTAATGTAAACGAATCCCTTAGGTACGTACTGCCTCCTGATTATGTCAATTGGGTTAGGGTATCTATGTACAAGGATGGTGTGCTTTACCCACTGACAGAAAACTTTCAGACTCAAACGGCTAATGCTTACCTTCAGGATAACACGGGTAACATACTCTTTGATGTTGACGGTAATATACTCAGACCTGAGTTCTCTAACATAGACTACGATAGAATTACAGGAACAAAGCAAAGCGTTTACCTAGACCAAAATAATTCTCAGTTCAATGGGATGCCGGGGTACAATGTGGACGGGTGTTGGTACTTTGACTTTGCTATAGGTGCAAGGTTTGGTCTGAACACTGAGACAGCAAACGCTAATCCTACGTTCACTATTGATAAAAATTCAGGAGTAATAAACTTTAGCTCAAGCATTAAAGATAATTTAGTTATACTTGAGTATGTGTCTGACGGTATGGAGAACGGTGACGACTCTAAGGTTTCTGTAAATAAACTATTTGAAGATTATGTTTATGCTGCTATTGAGTACACTATACTAAACTCAAAGCTTAATGTACAAGAGTATGTCGTAAACAGGGCTAGAAAAAGAAGGGGTGCTTTGCTAAGGAATGCTAAGATAAGAATCAGTAACATACATCCGGGTAGACTTTTACAAACTTTAAGAGGACAAGATAAGTGGCTTAAATAATATGGCAAACGTAACAAGAAATTTTATTAAGGGCAAGATGAATAAAATGGTTGATGAACGAATCGTTCCAAACGGTGAGTACATCGACGCATTGAATGTCCGTATGGGTTCTAGTGAAGGCTCTGAGATAGGTGTGATTGAAAACACTAAGGGTAACGTAGTGTTAACCAACTTGCAGTATGATGGAACTGAATTAAGTCCCGATGCAAGGTGTATTGGTGCATTCGATGATGGTGCTAAAGAGACGCTGTATTGGTTTGTACACGACTCAAACTTTACTCCATCTTCTACAGGGAAGTTAGACCTGATAGTATCATACAACACCAACACAAGCATAACAACTTATCACGTAATATCTGTTGATGATGGGGGAGGTGTTAACACCACGCTAAACTTTAACAACAAGTACTTGATAACGGGTGTAAACAAAATTGAGGATTTACTATTCTTTACAGACAACTACAACGCACCACGACGCATAAACGTTAATACTAGCTATGGGAATCCTTCATCAGGAGTAGACGGATTTGAGGAAGAGGCGATACTTGTAATCAAGAAGCCACCAATAAACTCACCACAGATTATTCCACTGACTACGAGTTCAGAGGACAACTTCTTGGAGGATAGGTTTATATCATTTGCTTACAGGTACAGGTACAGTGACAACGAGTACTCTGCAACCTCTCAGTTTTCAGCACCAACATTCTTACCGGGCACATTCAACTATGACATTGCTACGGCTTTAAATGAGGGTATGCTAAACACCACTAATCAGTGTGAGATTGTTTTCAATACAGGCGGAAAATTAGTTAAATCAATAGAGCTGTTGTTTAAGGACATGAACTCTTCAGTAATAAAGGTTATAGAGGAATTAGACAAGGATGTCTTAGGTCTTTCTAATGATGCGGATGAGTCATACGTGTTTACCAATAGCAAGATTTTCACAATACTTCCCGAGTCTGAGATACTAAGACTTTATGACAACGTTCCACGCCTTGCTCAGGCACAGACGCTTATGGGTAATAGACTGTTTTATGGTAACTACTTAGAGGACTATAAGCTAATAGACTTAAACGACGATGCATTAAAGCTTGAGTACATAACCACGCTATCTAGTGAGGAGGTAGGACTAGAGGAGTTAAATACATCAATCGAAGATGCAACATATTATATTGATGGTTTTAATACTATTAACGACGGAGGATTTACTGTTGACCTATCAGGGATTGATTTAGTTGCAGGGGCATTGATTAGTATAACCCTAAGGTTTGAGCATGCAGAATGGTCGGGTGATACTCCATATCCTGTAGAAACAACACAAGAACAAATAATCACATTCAACTATAGACTTCAACAAGACTTCAACAGCGTATATGCACTTGCATCTGACCCTGACTTTATTGATAAGGTTGGTACTATTGGAAATATTGAATCTGTAACAGACTCTTGCAATGGTTCTACATTTACAGACACATTCAACTGCACCATACCTAACGAACTAGCAGGGACTCCAACGCTATACAAGTACAAGAGTGGTATCCTTCAGGAAGATGAGCCAATTAGAATAACTGCATTTCCTCCTTCATCCATTATTATATTTCAAATTCCTGCTATGGTTTTCGTTGATGTACCGTCACCATTTGTTGGAATAAGTCATACAAGTTATGAGTATTACACTATTACAAATGTTGATGCCGTTTACCAAAAGATAGGAAGCCCATCTAGTTTACACAGTAATAGGGGGTACGAGGTTGGAATCATATACATGGACGAGTACGGCAGGAGTACGACTGCACTCGTTAGTCCACAGAATAATGTACACGTGCCTTGTAGTTCTTCAGAATTTAAGAACACAATTGACGTTACTATACCTGCTACACAGGTAGCTCCGTATTGGGCTAAGAGGTACAAGTTTTGCATCAAGCCTGACAAGAAAGACTACGACACGATATACACAAACTTCTTCTTTAGAGACCCTAGTTCAGGTGCTGACTACTTCTTGTTAGAGGGTCAGAACTCTCAGAAGATTGAGGAGGGCGATGAGCTTATTGTAAAGAGGGATACAAGTGGGGCTAAGGATGAGTGTACATGGGTTACAGTGCTAGAGAAGGAGGCGAAGCAAAAAAACTTCTTAGACCCCAAGCCTATAGATGGTGAAGGTAATGAAATTGATTTTGTTCCGGCAGGTACTTACATGAAGATAAGGGCAAATAACTTTAGCACTGCTGTAGGAGACTTGCCATTTGTTACATATAATACTATAAGTGATGAGGGTGCAGGATTTAGACAAGTAAACTATCCAATAGACCGGGAAGACCCCGCTACCCCCGGCACATATATACCATACACTATACCTGCAGGTTCACGTATAAAAATAAAAATAAAAAATAAAAGAGTAAAACCTTTAAATTTATGGAAAGTTAATGCGACGTTTACCTCATCTCAGTTTTATAATAGTTTTCAAGAATGGTTTGAAGGAGACAATATAGATGCTGCTTTATCTGCTCAAGCAGTAGAAGAATGTGATGGAGGTTCAGGTAGTTGTACTATAACAGGTCCAAATTATGACCCATCAGGAGCTCATCCTATACAGGTCAGCTTTTTACCTCCAATTGAAGTAAAGTCTGTAATATGGAATGATGGAACGAGAACGTATTTTAATGTAGTAAGTACCTTTGGTATATCAGGCTTAAAGAAAAAGAAAGTAAAATTAGATGTACTAATTGAAGTACTTCGTGCTGATAACCTAATAGTATTTGAGTCAGACCCTCAGGATGCTGAACCTGATTTATGGTATGAGTCCTCTCAATCATTTGGGATAACAGCAGCAGGAGACCACTTAGGAAATACGCAAGACCAAGACATAAGCACATCAACTCCGGGCATAGTAAAGACAGCGTTCTTTAACTGCTATGCGTTTGGTAATGGTGTAGAGAGCTATAAGATAAATGACTCGCTTGTAGGTAAAGAGCTTGTGTTAGGCAACAGGGCTACATCAACAAATTCAGAGGTGTATGACGAGGAAAGAAGGTTCTCTGACTTAACATATAGTGGTTTGTTTAATCCTGAGTCAAACATAAACAAGCTTAACGAGTTTAACTTAGGCTTACTAAACTTCAAGCCTCTTGAAAGTTCGTTTGGTCCTGTCATGAAATTATTTGCTAGAGAGACTGACATACTGACACTACAGGAGGATAAAATATCTTACGTTCAGGAAAGCAAAAACCTTTTGTCTGAGGCTGCAGGTGGTGGTATCATAGCATCCATACCTGAGGTATTGGGTAAGCAGATTGCTCGTGTTGAGGAGTATGGTATTTCTCACAACCCTGAAAGCTTTGCTAACTTTGGTTCTGACAAGTACTTCACTGACGCAAAGCGTGGTGCGGTTATTCAACTAAAGGGTGGCACTACAGGCTCTGACCAATTGAATGTAATATCAATGCAAGGCATGCGTAATTGGTTTAGAGACTTATTCAATGTTTCATTTGAGACTCAGAAGTTGGGAGGGTTTGACCCTTACATGAATGAGTATGTACTATCCTCTAATACGATAGCACTACCTTCTGACATAGACTGCATAAACTGTGGGACTACTCAGACTATATCAATAACAAGAACTGATCCTTACAGCCTATGCTATGACGTTGGCAGCTTGGTTGGGGATGTTGACATTGATTACGAGGTTGTGTCGGGTGATGGAACTTTTAATGTAACTGCGAACTACAATGGAGTAGACTACAGTTCGGGGGATGTATCCACTTCGGGTGTATTAACCTTTGACAAGTCGTCTGTTTCAAATCAGCAGGCTACTGTATCAATAACGTCTACAAACTTTGTGACCCTTAACGTAACAGTTAAATGTCCTGAAGAGAATATAATAAACATCATACTTGTTACGCTTACAAGCAATAGCGATACGGGTGATGTTATACACAACGAGTACAGGTGGGTTGATGGAACGTTTACGTCTCCATTACACTCTGAGCAGGTTTACTTTACGTCAGGCACACACCCTGTTATATCATCATACAGGACCATAACGGGTGCTCAAGGTGGTGGCGTTATACCTAGCAACGCAGCAAACGTTACGATGATAAGCAATAAGCGTAGTTTTGACACGTTTAGGTTTGATATACTCACGGACAACTTTAGGTATCTAAGGAGTAACACGCTATACCAAAACAATCAGACAGACATAAACGCACTATTGGCTGCCTCTACTGAAGCCACTCCTATAAGTGGACCTACTTTTATTGGAACAACTCAGTACAGTGCAAACTTTACTATGCCTGCTTCGGGAAGTAATCTATATTTAATATGGGACTACACTAATAGTACGGAGATTGACTTATGTTATGGGACTGATGAGTTTGATGCGTGCTGTGTGTGTAC